AGGTCTTCTAAGTCCTGTTCAGAAATATCTACTAATGCATAGTATTCGTGAGCAGGAATCTCTTCTAGCCCAACTGTGTATCCAGTAGTTTCTGATCTAGTACCAGATTCAGCAACCCATTGTGCAGCAAACTGACCAGTTCTTTTAGGAACTTGGACACTTCTTTGCCCTGTGTTACGAACCCTAGCAATTGACCTGATAGGTGAAATTTCTGTAACCGTTTTTAACAGTTCTCTCACATATTCAGGTGGTGCTAAGTACCCACCAGTTGTGTCATTACTAACGGTTAGAGCTTTTTTCTCTATGTCAGTAATACCGTATTGACCCTTTCTACAGAAAGAATCAAAAGCTTCACGTGTTTCATCCAAAGCTTTTCCGTCTATACCTGCATTTGGTCTTTTTGCCATAGTTTCAAGTATATCCATCTTCTCTTGGATTTTATCGTTTGCTTCTTTAGTTTGGATAAGAGACTGGTTGATATCCTCTAATGAATTCATTTTTTCTTCAATGCATTCAATTTTGTCTGTCAACGTTACTGGCACATCCAAACCTTTTTCTAGTTTCTCAAGTTTCTCGTCATTGCTTTTTTTGAACTCTTCAAAAGCTTGACCGTACTGATTGAGAACCTCTTTTACTTCATCTACCATAGTTTCCTCCTATATAGATTTTAAGGTTTTTGTAAGGTTTTTTATGGCATCTACCAATTCTGCATTGTCTGTTTCACCTGCCAACATCTCGTTGGCACGTTTCTCTTCAAATACATGGTGTACGGCTTTTGCCGCTACCTTTGAGTCAGAACGTGAAAGATTGAAAGCATCTCGCATTCCATTTTCCCATTCTCTTATTGTGATATCTTCAGATTTTACCATGTCCACCTGTGCTTTAGGGTTCATGGGAAAAGTAACCAAAGATACTTCCATAAGTTCTACATCTTCAATAATACGTTTCTTAGAACGTTTATCATAGTGATATCCTTTTTCATTGGTTCTAAAACCAATTGATAATCCTGAAAGAGCACCCATTTTCAACAATTCGTATGCTTCTTTTCCTGCTTGTGTTTGTAATGCTAATTGTCCTTTGACGTAAAGACCCTTCTCATCTTCTGAGATTTTTTCAAATACACCAATCGGCATATCGGACTTATGTTGATACAGTAACTTTATGCCCTTAGGACCCTTACGTCGGAGAGACTTCGTGAATGCTCCTTTTCTTATAACATCATTGCCTAAATCTGTGTTATCAAATACAGAGCCATATCCTTCAAATATACCTTCTTCTTTCTCATCTTCTTCATGACCCATCTTCAATTCCAAAGGTACTTCTACTGCGCCTTCAAAATCCTTGGTTTCTAAACATTCACAATCTGTTTTCTTTTTTGGTTTTTTCTTATCATCTTCGTCTTCGTGATAACCTGCTACATCTCTACCTTCAGCAGATACATAAGCATCATGTGATGCACATGGCATAAATACAGTCCTTCCATCTTCCTCATGGGAATGGAAACCTGAACATCCTATTTCTTTTGATCTTGCTTCAGCTTCCTCTTGGGTCGTGAAAACATCACGCCTGATACGTGCCTTTTCGTCATCATTCCCTTTGGAATCTTCGTATTCTTTTGAACAGATAGCCATTCTTTGATTTGCGTTATACTCGTCAATCATAGTGCTATCTCCTAAACATCTACTTAAAAACTTGCTTCTACTTTCTCCTTGTTTTGGTTTTGGTATTGGCATTTGCAATTATATAATCAAACCATCTTACGTGACAATATCATTTTCATCAACATACAAGATTACGCAACGACAATTTATGACATTTTTTGCTCCACCTTTGGGATCACCTGCAAACTGCATAGGTGCTCCATTCACTGTAAAGTCACCATCCATGTTTACTGTCTGTCCGTTAGCATCTGCATGAAATGACCTAGTACGTGTATCATTCACAGCACACCATCTTTTTTTCATATTTATACCTAGATTTTCCGAAACTTTGGAATGGTATTTGTGGTTTGCAAAGGAGGCAACATTATGTGTTTCTGTTCTAGCTATCAATCTTGCTCTATTACGAAAAATATTAGAAAACTTTTCTTGTATGCCCCTTGCAATAATTGGTATTGCTAAATCTTCTGCTCTTAGCTTTTGTATTTCTTTCTGAATGGCATTGGCTTGTCTTTGAGCAATACCTGTCAATATAAGTGTTTTGGTTCTGAAATATTCATTGACCATAATTTCAATATCCATATTTCTACCAAAAACCATAGCATCATCTTTTCTAAACCGTTCATAAAACCCTTCATTAGATTGAAACATTGCAAGAAAAACTCTTCTGTAAAATGAAAGTAACACGGGTTCTAACTCTTCAAGCAGTCTATTACTTGCCACTTCTGATTGATAGACACCTGTCTCGGTGTAGAGAAATAATGTTGTATTAAGAAATCTTCTAAATACTGTATTCAATCTTTTAAAAATAAAAGACTCGTATCTTTTACGAAAATTAGTTTGTCGCCTTATCTCTTGTGCAACAGAAACCCTACCTCTACGAAAGGTATAGAGTTCTTTATTTTGAAGAGAGAGGGTGTCCTTTGGGGAATAAATCTTGGTCATGTTTACCACCTTGGAATCTTCCTGTTCTTAGTGCCGCTAAAAAAGAATTGACCCTTGCATATGCCCACTGATCTGGACCTGATACTCTTGGTCTGACACTGCCGGGGTTTGTGTTATAAGCACCAACACCTCTACGGAAAACTGCTTCCAACATTCTTACCGTTGCTCTTTTTTTAGGATTATCACCATATTTTTCATTATGTTTATCTACTTTATTTTTCAAACCTTCTTTCACTTTTGCAGAAACTTGTTTGAAATCTTCTACTATTTCTATGTGTTCATCTGTATCTAACGGTTCTATCTCCTCTAATACTAATTCTTTTGGTTCTTTACGACCTTCTAATTTTTTTGTTAGTTCAAGAATCACATCTTTCATGCCTTGTTGTCCTAACTTGGGATTTATAACTCCCCACTTAATTAACGCTACCACTCCTGCAACATTAGACATATTTGGTTCTTTGCCACCAACAAATTGGTTGCCATCTACCACACTATGTCTTGCCGCCCATGCTTCACGTTCCTTTATCCATTTAATTACAGCAGGGGATTCTGAACCTTCTCTGGCTCTGCCCCACAACATGAATGCTTCGTTGCCTCTAATATTGCCACCTGCTGTCCATATCTTTTTTCCCACTCCTACTTCTTTCAAGTTTTTTGCAAAACGATAATCAAACTGTGGATATTCAGAATTACGTAAAGACACTTTTTTATCATCACCTTTGTTGGGAAAGTTTGTAACTTCGTCTTTAGAATCTTCTAAAAAAACTTCTTCATCAAGCCAATCTTCTTGTGAATAATCCTCATATTCTTTTTCATCTTCTTCTTCTATAGGATTTTCAGGTTCTTCTACAATAGGCGACCCTATAGGCATCAATGCCGCATTAATATATATTTCATCTCCTCCATCTACAGGACTAAGACCTATTATTTCTCTTGCTTCATTTCTAGTCATAATCCCTGTGTTAACAGCAGAAGTAACGTTTTCATAAGTCTGTCGCTTTTTTTCAGCAAGTGCAGGAATGCCATCAAAGTCATAACAGAATTCTAAATCTTCAGAAAACATTGGTACTAACCATTCATTTAAATCTGATTGTATTAATTTAAGATGCGGTATGATTGTTTCCTCATATAGAGCAAGTCTAGCTTCTGCAACATTAGAATAAGTTTGATTGTCAGGAACACCAACCAATTGACTTGGTACACCGAAACACAAAGCAATATCAGTAGCACTCATGTGTTTTAAATTTATGAAATCCATATCTTTGGGACTTAAACCCATTTCTTTCCAATCAAAATCACCCTCTAACAACATAGGTCTCCCTGCATTTTCTGAACCTACAAATCTATTATTTAAATCAGTAAGCAATTGTTGTCTTTGTGATTCAGTAAGATTGACAGTAAAACCTTGGTCATCTTTTGGTTTGAAAACAACCGCACCAGAAGGTCTTGCCCCATTGTTTAGTAGATTTATATTGTGTTGAGAACTAAGATTGTGTTGATCCACTTCTTCTGCGGCCGCTTGTAAAGGTGAGCAACCATAGTAATCATCTAAAGGATTCCAAAGTCTTATATGTTTCAAATCTGAATTACCTGTATCTGGGTCTATATCAAAAACATTTTGTACTTTTCCATTTATTGTATATTCATATCTATCAGGGATAGGTTTACCGCCACCCTTGATTTGGATACGGTCAGGTCTTAGTAAGTGCAATTCTCTTGGTGACCCTATATCACTTCCTACTTTTAAAATATAAGCATTACCACTAAGTAATAAAAAGCCAAACAAACTGTTGAAGAATTCTGTATTTGACTGCAAAGGGTTGGGTCTATCTAATAAATCAATCAAGGGGTGATTTTCAACAACATTCTCACCACTTTTCAGCATATAACTTACTGAACCTGCACCCTTGCTTATTTCATTGACACAGCGGTACACAATTGCATTTTTGAGATAACCTTCTTTAGCAAGGTCTTGATATTTATAATTTTTTGCATTACCTGAACCCACTCCAAAATAGCCCACCATATTCTGTGCTTGTTTGGTTTCTTTACGTTCAGTTCTTAAAAAAACATTTCTTATATCATCAATCAATGCCATTTAACTTATCCTCCAATCTACAGTGCCTTTAGACTTGTTCAATTCGGTCATACCCCAAACTAATGCATCTAGTCTATCAGGACTTGGTCTTAGTTGTCCTGTATATGTACACATTTGTGATTCTAGTTCTGGAAACACTCCCATATGATGTACTCGTCTTTGTTCGTACAAGGAAGCAATTGGCTCTGCTCTAACAAGTTTCCCTCTGGTAGCTTGTACACTTCTATAAGCTATATTAACATCAAAGTTACGTAAAAGTCTCTCTACTAAATCGCCACCATTATTTGTTTCTGCAACTATCTTGTCTGCATCCCAATCATAAAATAAGTTGATAGACTTTCTTGCCCATTGATCAGGTGTCATTTTGCCTGATGCATCTTCTAAAACATAAAACTGATTATTGTTATCCTTTCCTACAACTACTATTCCCGTTTCATCAGAATTAGCATTGTTGGTAACAGCAGGGTCAATTGCTACAACTATATTAGTTAATTCTTTTTCGTCATTCTGTGGTAATCGTGCTTCATCTATCAATTTTAGATTCCATAATGCACCTTCTACATCATCAACAATTTCTGCATGAAGTTCTTGCCTTCCAAGTGTTGTGCCTTCATATCTTTCTCGCATCATCTCTAGAGCAGATTCAGCCAAGTTTTTTTCGTTTTCAAATGTTGAACCTTTAGTTATGAAAACATCATCTCTACCGACTAATTGTTTGATAAGCGGTATTGGTTTTGGTGTTGTAGTAATAACAGCTTGAGGGTTGTCTCCCAAACGCAAACCAAACATTAATTGGTCAAATGCTTCTGGGTACTGCCATGATGCAACTTCATCACACCAAGCTCTATGAAATTGTGGACCACGTAATCTTTCAGGATTCACTGCCGCATATCCAACAATTTTTGAACCGTTGAATAATCTTATTTCAGATAAACTTGATGCATAACCATTAGTTCCATAATTTAATTTGTAACAGTCTTTTGGAATTATATTTAATAAGCCACTGGGTCCACCAAAACAAACTCTACGCAAATCCCCGAAAGTAGGAGCAACGACAGCACAAATGGAGTTTGGATTCCTTAGTGCATAAAGAGCAATATCTTGTGCCCCTGTTCTGGTCTTGCCCCACCCACGACCTGCAAGTATCAACCAGATAAAATGTTCTACTGTTGGTGCTAGTTGTTTAGGTCTAGCTTGTTTTAACCATTCAGTGTACAGCTGAATCGTCTGCTTCTCTGCGTTGGTTTGCAACCTCGTCAAGCAGTTCCATAGCTTCTCTGAATGCGTCGGTGTCTGAGATTTCGGCATTTAGTTTCATATTTTCTGTGCTTTCACCCAGTGCAAGTTTGCCTAGTTTTTGAGCAGTCAGAGCTGAGTTTGATAATTGAGAAATTTGTATTGGTGTAAGGGTGTCTTTGAGATTGCCGTTCTGTCTATTTTGTTGATTCATTTGCAGTGTCATGCCCACTTCATTCAATAATATTTTTGCTAACCCTAAAGCATTGCTATCAAACTTTTTAGATTCTTGTATCAATTCTTTGGTACGGATATTGTCAAGCTTTTGTAAATACTCTTCATGGAATCTTTCTTGTTGAGACTTCCAGTTCTCTTTTTTAGACCATCGGTACAAAGTTGCACGGCCTCTCTTTTTTCCTTC